ACCCGCTGGATTAAAACCGCAAGAACACAATGGACAACGCCGACAAAGCCAGCGAGCTCGAAGAAATAAGCCGCGCTGCTGCCCTGGCGGCAGCACAACAACGCGGAGAAACAGCAACCGGCAGCACTTATTGTATTGACTGCGGCGATGAAATCCCCGCCGCGCGTCGTCGTGCCAATCCCTACGCGCAACGCTGCACTGAATGCCAGCAATACCATGAAAAAACTCGACACACTGCGGCAAAAGCTACTTACCGGCGGGCTTAATATCCAGCCGGAAGACCTCATTGTGCGTGCTACCTCGGGCAAAGTACGCCACCACTATCAACACCCCGACCAACCCGGCAACCACAACCTGCGCCTCGAATACACTGCCGAGGTGCTGGTGTTGGATTACAGCGGCCCGCCGGAAGCATTGTGTTACCTCGCCGGGCAATGGCTATCTGCGGAGCAGCCGGGACACGCGGCAACCGCCATCTCTTTTCGTGCCGACATCCTTGACAACAACCACGTCGACTTGCTGCTCACTATCGAGGGCTTGACCGACACCTACCACGTCCAAGTTGAGCAGGATGGTACCCGCCTCAACAACTGCCCGGCGGCACACATCGACCGCCGACTCTACCCGCCTGCCCTGACGCCATGACTGCCCCACTCGAACACAACCTGGGCGAACTCGCAAGCTGGATACAGCTGTCCATTGACCGCCTCACCCCTGCCGAACAGCGCAAACTGCTGCGTAAAATCGGCCAGGATTTGCGCCGGGTCAACCGGGAGCGGATGGCGGCGCAGACCGACCCGGACGGCACAGCATGGGAACCGCGCAAAGAGTATGGCCGCACCCGACGCGGGCGCCCGAAACAGATGATGCGCAAACTACGCCAGGCAAAGCGCTTGCGCGTCGAGATCGGCGACAGCCTGATCCGCATCGGCTGGCGCGGTCATGATAGCTACCTTGCCAGTGTCCACCACTTTGGTCTGACCCAGCGCCTACAATTCGGGATGGCGCATTACCCGGAACGGCCGCTACTCGGCATCACCGAGGGCGACGCGGCGATGATCCAAGAGAGTCTGTTGCGTCATTTGCAGGGGATGACATCATGAGTTTCGGCTTTTCCGACCACCTGCGCCAGACGCACAACGCCACCCGCATCGCCACCGTCGAAGAAATCGACTGGGAGAAGCGCGAGTTTCGCGCCAAAAGCGGCGACATCCTCACCAACTGGCTGCCGTTTCCGGCCTTTATCACCCATAACTACCGCCACTGGATACCGCTGCGCAAACAGGCGCAAATCATCCTCAGTGTGGATGGCGGCGACTACAACACCGCCACCGTGATCGGCATGATCTGGTCGGAAGAAGTCCCTGCTCCGGACATCCCCGTGGACGACCGCCCGACCATCGACCGCCTCGAATTTGATGATGGCACCATCGTTGAGTACGACAGCAAGCGGAAAAAGCTGCTGGTTGACACCCCCGGCGAAATCACCTTGCGCGCCAAGGCTATCAGGTTTGAGTCGTCAAGCCTTACCCACAACGGCGTCAACGTCGGCGACACCCATGTACACCCAGACGTCATGCCCGGCTCATCGGTCACCGGCACACCACAATGACCCCCTCAAATGACCGCGAAAAACAGGAAACAGCCATGACTACAGGTAACGGTGCCTATGCCACCGGCGGGATGCGCCGCGACAATGGCCGCAACACCGCACACAAACTCGAACACATTCGCCAGTCGCTGGCTGACATCTTTACCACCCCTGTCGGCTCACGCATCCAGCGCCGTGAATACGGTAGCCACCTCTTTGATTTAATCGATGCACCGATGAATCCGGCCAACCGATTGCGTCTTGCCGCCGCCCTGGTTGATGCAGCCAGCCGCTGGGAGCCGCGCGTCGTCCTCGAAACTGCCGTCATCGACATCACGATGGACGGCAAAACCGAGATTAGCTACACCGCGCGCACCCTCGACGATGCCGAACTGCGCGGACAAGCGACCCTGCGCCACTGATTTTCCACAGCCGCGTTCTGCGGAAAACCGACACTCGCCCCCGCGCGCGGGCACATCCACAATGCCCGCATGAGCGATACATCCCTGCCAAACGTCATCGAAGAGCTTGACTACGAAACCATCCTCGCGCGGCGCAAAGCCGCCTTCGTGGCGTTGTGGCCGGAAGAAAAACGCGACTACTGGCGTAACACCCTTGACCTCGAATCCGAGCCCGTCACCAAAGTCCTCGAAGAATCCGCTTACCTCGAACTGCTCCTGCGCACGCGTATCAACCACGCCGCACGCGCCAACCTGCTCGCCTTTGCTACCGACCGCGACCTCGACCGCCTCGCCGATTTTTACGGGCTGACCCGCAACCCCGGCGAAAGCGACGAGGCTTTCCGCGCTCGTATCCGTGAGCGGGTGCGGGGCTCGTCCACTGCCGGGCCGGCGGCGCATTACCGCTGGCACGCCCTCTCCGCCTCACCGGCCATCCGCGATGCCCATGTGGACAGCCCCCGTCCGGGGCTAGTGCGCGTCTCCATCACCGGGCATGACGGCGCGGTGGATGATGCCCTGCTTGCCCATACCCGAGACTACCTCAACCGCACGGACATCCGCGTCCTCACCGACACCCTCGAAGTCCGCGCTGCCACCGTCAAAACCATCGACATCGCCGCCACCCTGTGGCTTCTGCCCGACGGCAACGCCGACCTGCTCAATACCCTACCGGCTACACTGCGTCGTGCCGTCGGCAGTCAGCTTGGTTTGGGGCGTGACCTCACCCGCTCCTGGCTCATCCACACGCTGCACGCCGCCGGGGTNNNCTGCGCCTGCGCGTGACGTCGTCATTGCTGCCGACGAGACCGCCGCCATCGGCACCGTCAGCCTCAACCTCGGTGGCAGGGATTACTGATGCGCACCGATTTACTGCCGCCAAACAGCACCGACCTTGAGCACAAACTGGCGCAAGTCGGTGCTCCCGCTATCCTTGATCTTGGCGACGATGCCGCCATCCGGGGGCGCAAATTTGACCCGCCTGACAAATGGCTGGACGCGCTCATCTGGGAGTACGCCCTCGGCGAAATCACCCCCTACATCAGCGATAAGCGCCGTCTCATCAGCGAGGGCATCCGCTGGACGCGCCTACGCGGCACACCGGCCTCACTGCATCTCGCCTTTTCGTGGGTTGGGCTGGACGCCGACATCATCGAGTCACCTCCCTCCATCGAGCGCAACGAGCCCGGTATTACCTACCGGCCACACCGCCATTTCGCCGAATACGACCTGCGCCCACACGGGACACCTACCCCGGCGCAAATTTGCCAGCTGGTCAACCTTGCCCTGTTGTCGCAGCCGGTACGCTCGCGGCTGTGGCGGCTGGTGTATGGCTATGACCGGGGTGTATTTAGGCTGGACGACAGCCTGCTGGATGATGCCCTGCTGGATGACGACTCCGGCATCCGCATTGACCATGCACAACTGCCGTGTCTGCCGGCTGGCAGTCAGCCCAAAATCTCTTTTGGCACCGCGCATGGCTCGTGGGCAATGTACGAAGGCGCCTCCTTGTCCGTGGCAATCACCATCACCATCGCCCACGTCATCAGCAGCGTCGAAGCGCACATCCTCTATCTCGACGACCTGCCGCAGCCGTTTGAGATCTACACCATCCAAGCGGGCAGCAGTACACCGCGTGCTGTCGCCCTCTACTTTGGACAAGTATGGGCGGATGCCCCGTGGCCGTCGTCAACCTGGACCAATACCAATGTCATCATCAACAACTGCGAGGACCCCGACTAATGGCCATCCTTACAACCTCCGGACGTATCGCCCTTGCCACCGCTATCAAGGGCAGCACCCTGCATCTTGCCTGGGGGAGCGGCGAGGCGGAATGGGATACCACCCAGCCCCGCGAACCGCGCAGCGCCATCGCGCTCACCAATGAAATCGGGCGGCGCAAAGTCAACCTCGTCGAGTACTGCACCCCGCAGGGCGACGGCGATATCGTCATGCTCGGTGCCCGTTTCGCAAAGAGTGACACACCGACCGCCAATCTGCACCTGCGTACCGACTTTGACTTTAACGACGGCCTCGGCAAGACCATCCGCGAGCTCGGCGTATTTGTCGGTACAACGACCCGTGCCGGCTTGCCCGCCGGGCAAACCTATTTCCCGCCGGGTGATATAGCCTCGCCCGGCACCCTCCTCGCCATTGATTACATCACCGCCATGCAACGTGGCGTCGGCGCACGTATCAGCTTCGATTTTGTCATTACCTTCTGACCGCCATGAAAGATATCGACCTTGCCAATTACTACTGCCGAGACAGCCACGCCGAAGAGGCCATCCTCTTTCGGGCTGGTTTGGGCCTGCAATCGCCCGAGTTGAACGAATTGCAGGACATCAACGACACGCGCCTCAGACGTATCGCCGACCGCTTCATGAGCGACGGCTCGATACAGAGCGGCGGCGCAGTTGTTATCAATCCCGACACTGGCGAGACCACCTGCGCCGCTTCGGAAATCTACCTGCGCGGCCGCATCCGTGATGTGCCGGAAGCCAAACTCAATATTCCGCTCACCGGTGTTGTGGAAATCGGGGTGTGGCTGACCGAGGCCGTCGTCACTGAACTGCAAGATCCCACCCTGCGCGATCCGTGTGAAGGGACACGCAATTACGACGAACCGGGCGCGGCACGGCTGCGCATCAGCGCCGTATGGGGATTGTCCACCGATGGTGGTACCGGCAATTTTTATCGTGTCTATGACGTGGAAAACGGTGTCCTCAAAATCAAGTCCGCCCCGCCAGACCTCTCCGGCTTTGCTTCGGCACTGGCCAGGTATGATCGTGACAACAATGGCGGCCACTACGTCATCCACGGCCTGTCACTGGTGTGGCTGTCGCATGATGATCGCGAAGAAACCTATTCGCTGCTTGAAGGAAAAGCGCATGTGTACGGGCACGAAATCGAACTGCCCACCGCGCTGCGTCTGCGTTTCCCATTCGATCCTGACCTGCAAACCATCCTTTCCGAGCCGCACCAGTTTTCCGGCGGCGGCAGCGGAAAAATGCGGGTCAATGTGGACCGCGCGCCCATCCACGATATCCGCAAGGTGGACATCACCAAACAGGCTACCGCCACCGTACTGCACGGTAGTTACGCCGGGGTGGCAGATGCACTGCCCGATCCCGCCGTGATCGAGATTGTCGAAGTCAAACAAGGCGGCACCACCTACAAAAAGACACAGGATTATGTGTTTTCCGGCGGCATGATCGACTGGTCGCCCGCCGGCGCCGAACCCGCACCGGGCTCCAGTTACGAAGTGACCTATAAACACATCACCCAGATCACCCCCATTGATCCGGACGAGCGTGGTTTTACCGTAGAAGGTGCGGTCGAAGGCTCGCTGATATTGATCGACTACCAATGGCGTCTGCCGCGCACCGATACCCTCACCATCGACCGCAACGGCGCACTGACCCGCATCAAGGGGATGCCGCGCCGCTTTAACCCTAAAGCGACTCCCGCCGTGAGCGGGCAACTGGAGTTGGCGCAGTTACAGCACACTTGGTTTAAGGATGCGCCAACGGCGGTGAAAAACACCGCGATCGCGGCAGTCAGTATGGGCACCCTGCAAGACATGCGCGCCGACATCTTTGACCTCTACGACCTAGTCGCCATCTTGCGTCTGCAAACCCGCGCCATCGCGACAGCCCCGGCAGCCACCCGTGGTGTCTTTGTTGACCCATTTTTGGACGATGCCATGCGCGACCTCGGGCAAAACCAGACCGCCGCCATCGTGGACGGTGAGCTGATGCTGCCTATCCGTGCCGATGTTGCGCCGCTCTCTGCGCATGACCGGCCGCTGACCCTGCCTTACAAAAAAGTGGTGCTGGTGGAACAGACGGCGCGCACCGGGGGTATGAAAATCAACCCGTATAGCGCCTTTGACCCCATTCCGGCGACCGTAACCCTGACGCCGCCGGTGGATTACTGGACGCTGACCGAGACCGTCAACGGCGCGGACGTTACCCGCATCATGGGCAGCGGCGGCGCGCGGCGCACCAGCGAAAGCATCGAGCGGCGCACCGTCGGCACACGCAAGGCCGAACACCTGCGCCCCATCAGCATCACCTTCCGCGCCGAAGGATTCCGCCCGGACGAAGAAATCCGCCGGGTCATCTTTGACGGCATCGAACTGGCCGTGGAGGCGGCATAACCATGAGCATCAATGCAGACCACAGCGGTATCGCCCGTGGCAAATTCACCATCCCGGCCAACATCCCGGCAGGCGTCAAAAGCGTCGAAATCATCGGCGAGCGCGGCAGCCGTGGCCTCGCCCAGTTCACCGGGCGCGGCGAAATCACCCTCGAAGAACGCCGCCGCGTCATCACCGTAACCCGTTATGACCCGCTGGCGCAGACCATAACACTCCTCACCGAAGGGCGGCACATCGCTGCCGTCGGCCTGTGGTTTGAGGACATCGGCGACAAGCCCGTTACCGTGCAAATCCGCGAAACGGCCACCGGCCTGCCGACCGGCGCGGTACTGGCCGAGGCGCGTATCACCGCCGCGCAAATCAGGGGCAACGGCGAGGAAACCGTCGTCGATTTTGCGACACCCCTCTACATCGAGGCGCTGCAAGAGTTTGCCATCGTCATCCTCACCGACGACAACAAACACAGCCTCGCCATCGCCGAAGTCGGCCAGTACGACCGCCGCGCGCAGCGCTACGTTACCGAGCAGGGTTACAGCGTCGGCGTGCTGCTGTCATCGTCCAACGCCTCAACATGGACACCGCACAACAACGCCGACCTCGCTTTCCGCCTCTACGCCGCCGAGTTCACCGCGACGGAACACACTACCGAGCTGAAAACGCAAACCGCGCACAACACTTCCGACCTCTACCTGATGGCGGACGTCGAACGCCCCGGCACCGAGACCGATGTCAGCTTCACCTTCACCGCCGATGACCGCCGCTACGCACTGCAAGACAAACAGACCGGGCGGATGGACGTGCGCACCGACGGCGACATGACTGCCAAAGTTACCTTGCGCGGCAGCAAAACCCGCTCGCCGGTGCTGTACCCCGGCGCACTGCTGGCACTTGGCGACTTGCAGGAAACCGCGACCTACATCAGCCGCGCCGTGGTCGCGGGCAGCGGCGAGGCCATCGTAACGCTGGAGAGCAACACCCCCAGCGGCAGCGCCTTGACCGTTGAAATCGAAATTGACGGCGCGTGGAAATCCTGCGCACCGCAAAACGGTGAACCGCTCGGCGACGGCTGGGTGCGCAACGAGTACAAACAGACCATCAGCGGCGGCGACACCGTGCGTTGCCGCATCACCCTCTCCGGCAACATCAGCGCCCGCCCGCGCGCCCGCGCCCTGCGCATGGTTACGACATAAGGAGTAAGACATGGCCAACGACCAAACCGCCAACTACAAATTCCCCTTGCCGCACGCGGAAAACCTGCTCTCCGAAGACGTGGACCGCATCCGCGAAAGCCTGACAGCGGCAGACCGCGCCATCTACGAGGCGGCACAAGAGGCAGCCACGGCCACGGCTGCCGAAACCACCGCACGGGAAAATGCCATTACCGCCGAAGCGCAGGCGCGCGCCGCCGAAAAAGAAAATACCGACGCGCAGCTGAAGAAGTTGCGCACCCTCGCCCTTGCCGGACTATAAAACTATGATGACCCCCGAACAAAAAGCGGCGATTGCCGCCCAACTCGGCGCAGACTTGAGCAAGCTGGACAACGACCAGCTCATCGAGCTTTGCGTCCTCTACCGCGCGCAGCCGTCAGCGCATGACACCTTCCCCGATGCACTCGCCCGCGAAATCACCCGCCGTTTTACCCCAGCCGTTATCAAGTTAGAGGGCGTTTTTTACGGCGTACTGCAACACTTCGCCAACCAGTTTCAAAGCGCCATTCCGCGTTTCCACGCGGCGCTGCTGGAAATGGCGGGTACGGTGAACCGCGACATCTGGTTTACCGACCACGAAGCGCTATTCCGCTCGGCGATCGACAACGACGAAGTGGCCGCGTGGCTGGCCGCCAAGGCGCAAGAGGACATCCTTAACAAATGCCTGCGCAACCGCATCGCCCTCGGCTACCTCGCGCAAAGCCAAACCACGGCCACCGCCATCCTCGCCAACGAAACCGCCTGCGCTCTGTGGAAAGACGCTCCCGACCTCTGGCAGGTGTGGCCACAACATACGACAGGCATGACGGTTGTCGCCAAATCGGCAGAACTCACCCAGTACATCATCGACACCCCGGCGGCGCTGGCTGCGGTCGTCGCATCTGCCAACGCAATGCAAGCCTTGATCGCATCACCTACCGCCCGCCGCGTTTGGGTGGATTCCGAGGTGGCGATGGCGGCTGTTGCCGGTAGTCAGGTAGCGATGGCGT